AAAAAGTAGGTGATTTTAAAGATGGGATATATTATTGCAATTTTATGTATATTATTGGGGATAGCAGTTTACTTTTGTTTTAAATTTGCCATGATTATAATTAGAACGCAGGATGTGATTGAAGAGAGTTTAGACATTTTAGATGATAAGTATGCCAAGATCTCGGAGATATTGAATATACCGATATTTTTTGATTCGAAAGAGGTTCGTGACGTATTATATGAAATCAAGGGTGTGAAAGATTCTATATTAGCAATTGCCCAGAAACTAACGAATCAAGAAATTATTGAAGAAGTCGAGGAAGACAATAATGGTCCGTAAAAAGATTGACAATGAGGAAGTAGAAACAACCTCTTCTGATACTAGTGTTAAAAAAATTGTAAAAGTTGTGAAGCAGCCTATGGAAAAAAAGCCTAAGGTTGTGAAAGAAGATCAATATTTTTCTAAAGAAACGCAAGAAAAGTTAGAAGAATATAAATTAACTGACAATAATGATGAGCGTTGGAAGATTTATTTAGGATATATTAAACCTGCGTTTGAAATGTTAGTTGATAAATTGGTATCAGTTTATGGTTTTAAGTCATTTGATGATGAAATGGATATTATGAAGTCAGATTGTGTCTTTTTTTTATGGGAAACTATTCAAAAGTGGGATGGGTCTAAAGGTAAAAAAGCTTTTTCTTATTTTAATGTGGTAGCCAAAAATTGGTTAATTGCTCGATCTCGTAAAAATTATTTACAATTTAAACGTACTGTTGTAATTGATGATGGTAATAATAATTATACACCAAATACACAACCAAAAGAAGAACGTTCTCAACAAAAAAAGTATCCTAGAATAAATTTATCAACTTATATGGTTGACGAAGCTTCAAATCCTGAAGAGCAAATGATTGCTGCGGAACGTCAACAACAAGTATATGATACAATTGATTATATGTGTAAAGTAATTACAGATCATAGGGAAAAAAAGTGTATTGAGGCTATTAAAGTTGTGTTTGATAATATTGATAGTTTGGATTTTTTAAATAAAAGGGCTGTTTTGGTATATTTGAGGGAGATTTCTGGTTTAAATAATGCAGAATTGAGTTCTGCCTTGTCTTCTATTCGTAAAGTATATAAACAAATTAACAAAGATTTAGAAGAAGATTTATTTGATTTATTTTAAAGATTTAATACGTAATATTATATAAAAAGATTACGTGGAGAATGTTAAAATGGGCGATTCTATTGAACTTTATACTAAAAAATTGGAAGATCAAGAGAAAAAATATGGCAAATTACAAAATTTTGCTGATATTTTGGATAATTTATCAACGACTGAGGATAAGAAAAAGTTATTATGGAAAGAAATTTATGAAAATGCTTTAGAAGATAGAGAAAAAGCAAAAATTTTATTTAATGATTGTTATCAATCGATGTCAGCAGCAACTATTAGTGACCACGTGAGTGCTGGGCAAGTTATGTCTAAGTATTTAGAAAGAATGTCTAAATCAAATGACCAAATTTTAAAATTGGCTGAATTAATTGCACAAGAAGAAGAAAAGCAAGAAGTTGTATCTGAAGATGAATTGTTTTTAAAGATTCAAGGCGGTCGATAAATGTTTAAAAGAGCTGTTGTTTTAGATATTGTGACACATCCAGGCTTAATAACTGACAATGTTGTGAAAAGATTGACAGACAATAATAGTACTTTAAAGTTGAGTAAATTAAAAGAAAAAGAATTTATCAAAAATTTACCGATTAATTCAATTATTGGTTCATTTATTGACAATAAAAGTATCTTTGTCGCCTTACCTTTCTTCTCTTCTCACATGTGTTTGCCTTTAAAAGTGCAAGAAGAGGTATGGATTTATGAAGATGGTAGTGCCTCAAGTAGTTATGAAAATGAATATTATTGGGTGTCTCGTATTCATGGCACTAATTTTTATGAAGATGCAAATTATACACATGCTGATAGAAAATTTTTAAGATCTTACAATCCAGACAAAGAGAATACTCCAAAAATCACGAATGGTAATAAAATCTCAGTCGCTTTGTTTAATAATGGACCGAATAGAGGCGGAGATTTATTATCAGATCAAAGTCAAGATAATTTTTTAAGAAGTAAAGAAAAAAAAATTGTTGAAAATTTAAATTTATCACCTAAACATGTATTAGAAGACATCCCTAGGAGTTTAAAGAGTCCAGGTGATTATGTAATTCAAGGTTCTAATAATACATTAATACGTTTAGGTACTAATCATATTCATAAAACAAATCCAAATTATGAAGAACAATATGATAACAGTATTTTTTTTAATGAAACACAAAATTATTCAGGAACTATTGATATTGTAGCAGGTAGGGCATCATTATCCCAACAATATTCTACTCAGAAAAGATATGTCAATTATATTAAAAATAGAGAAGAGATTTTTTCTAAGAGTATTACTAAAAAAGCTTTTAAAAATTCTCAATTTATCATGTACAATGAATATGAAATAGCTGAAAATTTAAAAGATCCCAATTTTTATTTAGGAATTAATAGTTATAATTTAGCTGAAGGCGATCCAGATTTTTTAACAGACATTAGTAGAATTTTAGTTTCTGAATATATCAATGGCGATGAATTATTAAATTATAATTCTCTTTATACAATTAATCAGCAAGGTAATCAAACTGTATTAAGTAATAATAAAAAAAGAGGTTTTATTATTGCCAAATCTGACGATATTAGATTGATTGCTAGAAATCCTGTTATTTCAAAAACTCATTCAAAGAATAATCAGTTAGAACAAGGTAATTTTTTAAACGGTAGCGGTTCAATTAGATTGATTAAAGAAGGTGATGATTTAAGTTCTCAAGGATATATTGCAATAGATGAAACAGGTAATATATCAATTGACGGTCCTGCAATTGTCTTAGGCAATAAAGACAGAGAAAAGGCTAATGGCGAAGGTGATAATATTTATTTAGGAAATGATGCTGTTGAACCTGGTGTGTTAGGGTGGATGTTAAAAAATAAATTAGAAAACTTTATGGATGAAACTATTCGAGCTTTAAATATTATTGGTTTATGTTTAAAAGATTTAGATACCCATGTACACCAATATGCTGGACCTGCAGGACAGACATTACAACCAAGTAAAGGTACGATTATTTCTACAGGTTTGCTAGCAATGTCAGACAATATAAACTTTTCTACATATGATAAACCTGATACAAACGCTACTGAACGTAGTGGTAGTGAAGGAGATGTTAATGGTAATTATGGAAAGATTGGAAGCATTAACGCTTCATCTAAGAAATTAGAAGATAAAATTAATGGGATAAAAGAGATTAGAGAATCATTAAGTGAAATTTTAAGTACGATGGTAAAAACATTATGAGTGTTCCTTATTTTTTAGATAGACCTGAAAGTAATCAAGGTATTATTCGTCAGATTATTTTTCCTAAATTTAGAGGGATTAATAAATTTTTATATCAAAAAATTGGTCAAGAAATGGTTTTTAAACAAACTGTTAATAATTCTAATGAAGAGATAGTGCAGTTTGAAAAGTTTTTAAAAGAACCCACGTTAATTCAGGCAGTACAAGCAGGGGATTTGTCACTAATTACTGAAGTTTATCATGATTTGATTGCAGAATGTATCAGTTATTTAGGCATGTCAGAATACTTAGCATTTACTCCTGATTTATTAAAAATCAATTGGAGTCTTTTTGTTTTTATACAAAACGATATGTTTGCAGTTGAAAAATTGATGCAGGCTATTTTTGATAATTATAAAATGTTAGTTACTTCTCATCCTCTTTTTGTCCCTTTTACACCTATTTTTATTCCAGGTCTATTAAGTAATCCTCCTGTTATTGAAGCTGATGAAAACAATTCTGAACATTTTAAATATTTATCTTATTTGAATCCTACTAGTCCTAATGGGATTTTTACAAATGAAGAATTTTCTAGATTTGATGATGATAGATTAGCATTGGCTTTATCATATGCTTTTTATTATTGTTTAAAAGACGTTTTTTTAACGTGTTATTTACAGATATTATTACCTCCTCCTGTAACACCTCCTGTGAATCAATTAGGTTTAAATATTTTAAATGAAATTACATTGGATTTAAAAACATTACCTATTAAGATAGCAGATCCAACTGAATTGCCTGGTGTTGTAGATGACTTAAATACAGCTATTGCTGAACAGACTATTTTAGCTACACCTAATTTGAGTCTTGCGATTACACCTGATTTTAAAACGACTAGGATTTTAAAAAGTTCTGCTGAAGAATTGAAAGGTAAATTAAAAAATATTCATAATTATGATAATAATCCTGATAATATTCCTGTAATTCAGATGGAGGACTAAGATGGCATTTCAAAAAAAATATAATTTTAATTCTGGTGGTAATACTATTGAAGATTTAGAGGAATCTTTTAAAGATATTGCTTCAAAAGAAGTAGATTTACCATTAAGTATTAAAACACCATTAGAAGTGTCAGTAAAAGAAGATTTATTTAAAATGCATTATAATTTACAGGATGTATTAAATGACAATATTAAAAATTTAATATATACTGAACCTGGTGAAAGACTGTGTTTTCCAGATATTGGTACCAGTTTAAAAAATGTGATATCTCAAAATGACGATCTGGAGTTAACCATTGATAATATTAGTAATCAAATTAGGGTAGTATTATCAAAATACGTATCAGGTTTAATTTTAAATAGCGTTTCAGCAGTTTATAGTGAAGCAGATCGAATTAAATATAATATTCCAGTGGTAGTAGTTACTATTAATTATTCTTTTTATGAAAGAGTATCGGTTTATAATGATAATGTTAATTCAGGATTATTTAATACTGTTAAACGGGATGCATCGGCTCAAATAAAAGTTGGATTAAACAATTAAGGAAATAAAAAATGGCAATTAATAGTACGAATATTAGTCAAAGTATATTAAATGAAAAAGCATTACAACGTAGTTATTTAACAAAAGGATTTGAAGAGTTTCGTGTTGAACTATTAAATTACGCACGAACTTATTTCCCTGATAAAATACAAGATTTTTCAGAAGCGTCAGTAGGTGGTATGTTGTTAGATTTTGCAGCAATTGTAGGGGATAGTTTATCTTTCTATATGGACCATCAATTTAATGAATTAAATCCTAATACCGCTGTTGAAAGAAAAAATATTGAAAGTCATATTCGAAGAGCAGGAATTAAAGCTGTTCCTTCTTCACCTTCGATTGCTGAAGTTACATTTGAACTAAGAGTTGAGTTATTACCTAATTCAAGTCAAATTAATACAAATCAATTACCTAAAATTTTAAAAAATATAAAACTAGGAAGTGCTAGAGGAATAGATTTTTATTTACTTGAAAATGTAGATTTTACTAATTTAAAAACTGAAGATATCAAATTAATTAATAATTCTGTCACAATTCCTTATGCGATTGTTTCAAAAAAAGCTTTAGCAGTATCTGGGAATAGAGAAACTATTTCATTTAATATTGGAAGCAATTCTCAATTTCCAACTATTTCTTTACCTAATCGTAACGTTACAATGATTGAAAAAGTAGTTGATGATTTAAATAATGAATATTATGAAGTTGAATTTTTAACACAAGATACAATTTATAAAGCCTCTTCAATTGAAAATAATGAAAATAAATTCTATGAAGTAATTCCGGCTCCATATCGTTATGTAAGAGAAGATCAATTAACATCAGGTATTACAACAATTCGATTCGGTTCTGGTGATAAAGATTCTATTATGCAACCTTCTTTGATTCAAGATCCTACAAAATCTGTTTTGTCATTATATGGTCGCGATTATTTTCCTAAATTTAGTTTTGATCCAGGTTCTTTATTAAAAACTAATAGTTTAGGGATTGCTCCAAAAGGAAATGTTTATGTAACTTATTCTTATGGAGGGGGTTTAAATCATAATATTCCTGCATATTCTATTAATAAAGTCACTGATTTTAGTTATATTGTTTTTAATGAAACTGTCACGGCTGATGAAAAAGACTTTATTATTAATAATATGTCTGTATATAATGAAACTGCAACAACAGGTGGATTAAATGGTTTAACTTTTCAACAATTACAAGGGCAATTAAATAATGCGATTAAGATGCAAAATCGTATTGTTAATTATCAGGATTTGTTATCTAAGATTTATTCTATGCCTTCTTCATTTGGTAAAGTTTCTAAAGTCGCATTAGAAGATGATCCAGGGAATATTTACGCTAAAAATTTATATGTCTTATGTTTTGACGAAAATGAAAAACTAACGTTTGCTAATGATCTTTTAAAGAGAAATCTCAGTAATTATTTAAATGAATTTAGATTAATTGGCGACAGTTTAAATATTTTAGATGCTAAAATTTTTAATATTCGTGTTGAATTATTTATTAGAATTAAAGATGGTTTAGATCCAGAATTAATTTCAAACAATGTTAAAGCTCGTATTCAAGATTATTTTATAACTAAACAATTTGAGATTAATCAACCTATTATTTTAGATGAAATCTATAACATTGCTATTAATACGAATGGAGTATATTCTATTTCAAACTCTAAAAAGAATTTTATAAAGCAAATTAAAGGTGCTTATTCTTCAGATGATCCTAGATATGATGGGATTGTTTATTATTCAAATGAAAATATTAACATTCAACAACAAATTTATAAAGATGTTTTA